TCCTTATCTCCACATTTTGGTTGTTAATCTCGTAATGAACCTTAATGACCCCAGCCTTTTTTAGTGCCTTGATCCATACACTTATGGTGGGTTTATAAACTCCATACAAATCTGCAAAATATGCGTTACTTGCAAAGCAATATCCTTCCTTTCTTGATAGCGCATCTATCTCTGTGTAAAGTACCTTTTGGCTACTGTTTAAGTCTGGGTGGTATCGTACCTCAGCTGGTAACACCCCATAGTACGTTGGTTTGTCCATAGCGTAAAAATTTAGTATGTTCTCATTTAATTGACTGGGAACATAACCAAAAATTCCTACACATAAAAATCCTCAGTTATTTTGATGTTTGACGAAAATACAGACGATCCCTATCCTAAATACAGAATCTACGCCCAGAAATCTGGCGTAGCTACGGTGTACTCCATGCACGAAACGGTGTATGATTTTGATATGATCCCTTTGGAATACTCTAAAGTACCAGTATCAATCATATCCTTAGACCCATCAGATATGATAGAGGAAATAGAACATATGCTCTACGCATTTGAACATCCCATAATATCAATAGAAAACTTTCCTGAACCCTATGAAAATTTATAGCGACCTATCCAACGCAGATTACCACTCTATGAGTGAACACGTATCTAGTAGCTTTGTCAAAGCCGTAGCGAAACATTCTATCCAAAGGGCTATGAAAAAATTTGATCCGACTCCTGCCCTGATCTTTGGGGATGCCATGCACACTTATTTCGAGGATAGACTTGCGTTCGTGCGTAGGTTCGTGGTGTTCGATGACGCAGAAATTGTAGATCAAATCATTAAGCGTAGACCAGAAATCTCTGTGCCTTCCATGACCAAAGAGTACAAATCCTTTAAGTCTGAGTTTGAACAGAGCTTGAATGAGGGTCAAACGGTTATCACCCAACACGAGATGGACTCCATAGAGTATATGTACCGATCTGCGGTGGATAACACAGGGCTTCAGTCTATCTATCAAGACCACGCACACGATGATATATGGGATGAGTATTCTTTCCTGACAGAAGAACCCGATCATCATGGGCTTTTATACAGAGTACGACCAGATCGTTTGTTAGTAAAAAATGATGAACCTCAGGTGATTATAGACTGGAAATCTTGTAGAGATGCCTCTGAGAAGGCATTTAGATTAGACTTCTGGAAATTTAGATACGACCTACAAGCAGCATTTTATTGTAGTCTATTGGAAGTTCCAATGGACCAGTTCTTTTATGTTGCAATAGAAAAAGAGTTTCCATATAATAGTGCTGTATTCTCTATTGATGAGGATACCCAAATGAGAGCCATGCGAGAACTAGAACTAATAAAAGAGCGTATTGGCGAATGGAAAGAGAACCCTAGCCCCGAAACAAGTGGACTAGCTAATGCAAACAAAATCACATACCTATGAGTACAGAAAAGAACGTACTAAGAGAACTTGCGGACAGATACAGTCTAACTGGCAAGGATTTTTTTAAGCACCCTTCTCAGGGCTTCATCATCATTACACGTACTGGTGTTGAAAAAATTATGGCGCACGACAAAATCAATGTAACGTATCACGTTGTTCCTGAGCTAAGCGAAAATCAGGAGAACTGTTGTATTAAAGCCGTAGCCACTAAGGTGGATGCTAACGGTGAAATATTTACCGTAGAATCTTTCGGTACGGCTAATCATTATAATTGTAGTGTAAAGACTTCTCGTAATGGCAAGACCCTTCCACACTACCCTGTGGAAACCGCTGAAAAACGAGCAAAGGCACGAGCCGTACTGCAAATCACAGGGTTTTACTCAGAGGGTGTATTCTCTGAAGATGAGTCTGATGATTTCAAGAGATAATAAACTTTCAATACAAAGTGAAAGTTTCAATCATTATCACCCTCATCATCATTTCGTTGGTGGTGGGGGTATCTCATGCTTATGAGCGCCAAAGCAAAAGGTCGTAGAACCATAACCAAAGCCATCGAGTTCTTTAAGGACAAGGGTATGATTGTGGACGAGGTAGAACTGGGCGGTAGATTCCGTAAGTCTAAAGACCTTTTTTCAGGGCTATGCACCAAGTGTTGGAAGCATGACTGTGAACACATTTTAGAAGATACCTTTGATGGTTTTGATCTTGTAGCTATGGATGGAGCCAATGTTTGGCTCATACAAGTAAAGACCAATAAACCACCCACACAAAAATCATACATTCGTTTTGCGAAACGATTTGCTAGTAAGTATATTCGTGTCCTTGCGATGACGTGGTATGACCGAAAGGGGTGGGTACTGCACACGTTTAACAAGAACGGAACAGTAACCAAAAACGATTTAAGACGAAAACCTAATGAGAAGAAAAATGACACCTAATGAAAAAGTAATACTACAACTACTAAAACAAAAGGATCGGATCACATATGCTGAAATAGAACCAAAGATGCATATGGACGGACACGATAAATATTGGACTACGTTTTCGACTATTTGCAGTCTAATTCAGGCAGGAATCATGACCTCAGAGAATAAACACCCTGCTCTATACAGTCTTACTGCATACGGAAGAAGTAAGCTTATTGAAGTGCTATGATACGCAATGACCTGATGCACCTTGAGGAGGTGTTGATTGGTACGCTCATATCTAAAAGAGAATATAGAGAACTAATATTCAATACGTTAGATGCAACGTACTTCAATTATTTACGACCAATTTATTTAGAGGCTTGCAAGCAACACGTCGATGGTGTAGCCTTCAATGAGGATACCCTCGTTGCAAAGATGGAAGGTATGAACGTGGGTGAGTTCTATGAACTTATGATGATGCACGTAGCTTCAGAGCAAGAAACAAGAGCGTATCTTAGAACGCTGAAGGACACGACTGACAAAAACAATCTAAGATTTGCTATTAAGAACATTAATGATATAGCTCAAAGTCCAACCACGACTATGGATGATCTCCTGATGGAGATTGATAAACTCAACGAGACAGTGGATGACACCTCGCAGAAAATTGCGTTGACTCCATCAGAAATCCTTGAGCGTGAGATGAACGAGCCTAAAAAAGAGAAACTTGTTACAGGCGTACACAAACTCGATGAGGTTTTGTACAGTGACGTTGGATTGCACAGGGGCGACATTAATATTGTGTTAGCTGACTCTGGTCATGGCAAGACCCAATGGTCAACGTTTGTGGCTAGTAAACTTGCTCAACAGGGCTATCAAGGTCTGTGGTTTCAGATGGAGGATTATGACGTGAACACCGCTAAACAGCTTGGACTCATGGCAGGTTATCAGGCTGATAACGTCCGAATCATTGACTCTGTAGATGACATAGACGAAATCAAACGATTGTGCAGGGTTAATAAGTTAGATTACGGTCTTGACTTTGTGGTTATAGACTACATCCAAGAGGTGTACGCTCAAGGTAAGTTTGATAGCAGAACCCTTGAGATTCAGCACGTAACAAGAATTATGAAAGAAATAGCTAAACAACTCAATGTGTTGGTCATTGTACCTAGTCAAGTGACGATCAACTCCATGAACCGATCAGGTTGGAGCCTTGTACCCAAATACAAAGACGCGCAATGGGCGCAAGCTATAAAGAACGTAGCCCACTGTATGACCTCAGTGTTTAGACCTAATATGATACAGGGTCTAGTCACAAGGGGTCATGAGGGCTATCTAGCCGTAAAAGGACTGAAAGATGGTGAAACTCACGACTATCAATCGGTCTTTGTAAAGCTAGTAAAAACAAGAAGAGGTCAGCTGTCTCACAACTATCTTCATATGGTCCATAATGGCGATATGGGGTTAGAGGTGGCTAAGTCAAAAATTTGACTTTACTCAGGTGGTCTCATATATTCTCATACAGTAACATTTAAAACAAACAAAAGAAAAATGGCGACAATAATTAATGCGTCTATAGACGTAACAAAAATCCCAAAAGAAGCGTTAATCAAAGGTAAGAAAGGCACGTATGCCAACGTTACCGTATTCATTAACGATGAAACTAGGTACGGCAATAATGCGAGTATTGCTATGAGTATGTCCAAGGAAGAGCGAGAAGCAGGACAAGAAAAAGTTTGGCTTGGTAACGGCAAAGTGGTCTTTACCAACGGTGAAGTAACCGTAGCAGAGCGAGAAGATGGTCCTGCTGCGACTAAAGAAACAGAAGAGGCGTTGCCCTTCTGAACACAGGGCGATGAAATTGCTAAGTTATTATATCAAAAACTTATGTAATAGTATTTTCATTAGTTCTCATACATGGACAGAGGGTTTGAAAGCCCCTGTCTTTTTTCAGGACAATCCTGATACACCATGAAACATAACATTAATTTGTTAGTTTCTTTTTAGTCTAGGATGAACAAAGAGGGGGGCAACTGCAAGCCTCCCTTTTTTTATTGGTATTGATATTACGATTGTAAGTGCCTAGATTTTAGTTTTTAACCAACAAAACTAGTATGTACTACGATTATTTTAGCATTAAAGAATTTTTGGTTGATAGGGTCATGACCAATGTTCCGATCCATGTGGTGGACAAGATAGAGAAGTATCATAAGCCCATAATTAACAGGGTACGGCACAAGATAGGTCAACCCATACAAGTATCCCAGAACTCAGGGTATCGTTCCTTAGAATGGGAATTGTCGCATGGTAGAAGTGGAACATCAGAACACACCTTTACTGGTCTTGGGGCAGTGGATTATACGTGCGCTAATATAGAGCTATTATTAGAAGAGCTTAGAGCGTCTGACTACAAACGCATATGTTACTATCCAGATCAAAAATTTATACACTGCGACCATAAAGGCGACAGATACCACGAATTTGAAGTAGACGAGGACGGAAAATGGCAATACAAAGGCGAAAGAAAATAAAACCTATTACCATAGACAACCGCACCGTTCCTGAGCCTAAACTCAAGAAGGTAAAGGTGGTTGCCCTACCAAAGATTGAACGGTCTCGTAAAAAGGTATTGAGTAGAGCCAAAATCATTGGTATCATGGACTTCACAGTATACTTAATTAACAAAAGAGCCGTAACTATGACTTGGACTTGGTTAAAATCCCGATTAAAAGAACCCTCCACTTATCAAGGTGTAACCGCCATAGCTGGTGCTATTGGTGTGACCGTACAACCTGATATGTACGAATCTATCGCAGCATTGATGTTGGCTATCATTGGCGTGATCCAGACTATCAAGAAAGAAAAGAAAGATGATAATTTGCACAATGAAAACCCTTAAATCTGCACAATAAAAACCTTGACTAATTGATTAAGGTTAGTTAGATTTATTCACAGTCTTTTAGATGGGGTTTCAGTGAAGCGCTACCTCATCTTAAGCGAGCATCAACCCCCCAGTGCTAGACTGCTTAGTGGGGGGTATTTTTTTCTACAATAACTAATGAGAACAAAACAATGATAGCAAAACATATTATCGAATGTATATGTAATGAGCTAGGATTAACAAAAAAACTGTTATATTCTAAAAGCAGAAAACCTATTGTGATAGATGGAAAGCAAACTGTGGCATTTGCCCTAAATTATTTAGGATTTACGCAAAAAAATATAGCAGAAGTCATAGGATATGCAGATCACACTACGGTGAATCATCTTTTGAATAATAAGAAGCGAAATCGCTCCAAAAATCGACTTATAGCGATTAAGACAGTGGAGGCATACTTACCTATAGCTTTGTATGAGGTAGGGCTTCTAAGACAGAAATACGAAGCCGTTTTTGATGAGGAAGGTTAATTTTATGGAAATTTTAGTATTTATCTCTTTGGCTACTACTTTTTTCTTTGTGGGTTGGACTATGGGTCGATCCACTGTCGTTTCAGAGGATAATAGTAGGACAAAAGCTGAGGAACATTTTAAGAATGGATATATCAAAGGATATATGGATGCCTCAGAAATAGAAAGAGGGAAGCAGTACTATGACGACTTCCCTCAAATGGGTATTAACTAATAGTAACTTATAAGTATACCCGACCCAGTATAATCTACCAGAGTCGGGTACGTTTTATATCAGCTAGGGTATAATTATTTTTTAGCCTCTTTCTTGCTCGCAACCATTCGGTTGTTCTTGGCGTTTGGCTTTTTCTTTTTATTGTCAGACTTCTTCGGCTTGTTGTTCTGGTACATCTTCGCCCTCTTCGTTTTGTTGTTTGATTGTGTCTTCGTATCCTTTGATAAGGAAATTAAGTTCACTGATTTGAGTGCCTAAAGCATCTCGTTGTTGTACTAGTTGTTGGAGTCGTTCTTCCATTATGAATTATGTTTAATTAACGTTATAACATTATACCAATGTACAAATTTCATGCCCATTGGTCAACATGATGACGTAAGGTTATAACTATTCGTCAGCAGGCTCTTCTGGCATAGGCTCTTCTGCCTCTACAGCAGGTAACCCTGACCAAAAGGCGTTAATCGCTGACTGGTAATGATCTGGTAGATCCGTAATCGTGGCATCCCTTTGGAAGTATTGCTTCTCTCTTGCGGTTGCTACTTCTACTTCGTTATCGTCAACAAATACCTTGCTGACTCGTACTGATACTGACCCACTAGGATCAATACTTACTGTTTCGTATTCGGTGGTTATATGGCTCATTGTGATTCTTCGTTTAGTTGTTGTTGTAAATCGTTCCACGCATCTATAACGTCTTGAGTCCAGTATGCGTTTATGGTGTCCTGCACGTTCTGTGGCAGGTCTGTAATGTCTTGGTTAGGAACCCTAACCTCTCTGTGATGTCCTTCAGATAAAACGTTTCCATCTTCAGTAATCTTGGTAGTCTTTCTTAACTGAACCTTGCCAACTTCTGTAATTTCTATTTTTGTGTATCTTTCTGTTTTTTCTAGCATATTAATCTGTTCTATATGTTAATTGAAATACAATATCGTTGCTGTTTGCCCCACTTCCTGTGTCTGATGGTTGTATGTTTGAACTGTTTGAAGTAGTGGTTGAATTATAATATAAAAATATAAGTTCAGAACCGTTTAATGACATTTTCTGCGGCTCTTCACCACCCCAAGCATTTGCATATCCAATAGATCCTGCGTATTGAATAGGTCCGCTTAGTACATCTGTAACCGTAAAAGGAACACCTGAAATATATACCGACCCTGAAGAGCTAGACCATACAAGAGTGTCTGTTCTCATACGAGCCCATAAGTGAACTACGTTACCAACTTTAATGTACCTGCCAAACGTTACTGGGTCGTATGAACTACTTGTGACTGTTGCTGAAGATGATGCGTATACTGGTGTCCAAGAACCTTCTTCGTAGTCATCTAGTGTATTAGCATCAGTAGTGTCACTACCAAACATAATGCCACTTGCTCGCACTTTGTTTTCTACGTCTAAAGAAAGGTTAGTAGTTGTAATTGAATTGACACCAACGCCAAGCGTAACACCTGAACCATTAAAGTAGAAATGGTTTTGACTACCTCTGTAAAATAAATGATTTGTACTACTAGTGTCTTGAAACGTTATTCCTGTAAAAGAATCTCCGCTTTGCACCTTCATGGGAGCATCAGCTGTAGGATGATAGACGTGCAAGCTAATTCCACTACTTGGGTCTATACCAATACCAACAGCATCATTACCGCCATTCACTTTGATCATATTGGCGTTTCCGTTAGACTCTACTCTAAAATCATAATCATTTGACCCATCGTTAATAATAATACCTACATTTGATACCTCTATTCTTTCAGCGCCACCCGTAACGACACGCCATTGGTCACTGCTATGGAATTGCATATAGCAGTTAGTATCACCTGAATGTATTATTTGGTTAGGAACAGTAAGGTTTCCTGTCAGTGTTCCACCTGCTAGTGGCAAATATGATGTACTATTAAAAGCGTTTGAGCCTAGTGTTCTAACTCTGACACTTTGAGCTTGGTCAAACGTAAGAACAGTAGTATCACTTGTGTTACTAACAAGGTTATTAAGTGTAAGGTTATTTGCTGTAATAGTACCTTCTACGTCTAGCTCAGTAGCTGGACTAGTAGTACCAATACCTACGTTATCATTAGTGTCAATAGTTAAAGCTGTAGTAGAAGCTGTATTATTATATATACTAAACTTATCATCAGTTCTTGTATTTACAAACCATGATTGCGCATCATTTACCAAGTCTAGTTGAGCAGCTCCATTGGCTCCTGTATTTTTTACCTTCAGTACTACACCAGCTCCTGCTGATGAATCTTCTACATGCAATTTAGCGCTTGGCGAAGTAGCACCAATACCTACGTTACCATCTGTATATGTAGTGGTAGTACTGTCTCCTAATACTATCTTATCAGGGTCAGTGCCTTCACTCATTTGAATAACCCTTCTACCACCAGCATCTATACGAACATCGTCATTTCTAAGTCTAATAAAAGTATTGGTATCTCCGTTGTGGTAAATATACTCATCTACTCCTATATCTCCTGCGACATCAAGTTTATAATCAGGACTATTAGTACCAATACCCACGTTACCGTCATTATAAAACAAATTGTTTACAGAACGTTGCCAATGAAAGTCTGCACCCATATTATGAAACGTTCCATCATTGTCACTACACAAATAACTTTCAGTTAGTATTCTTATTGGATAAGAAGTTGAATGATTCGTGTATGCTACAAGGGTTCCAGAACTTTCAGCCAGTAATGGGTGATTGCTTGTATTGCCACTTATGTTTACCGCCCTAACTTCCCACGATGTAGTATCGGGATTATAATTTACAATATATGTAGCGCCACTATTTGTGCCTGTACCTGAGGTTGTGAGTCTAACCTTGTACATATATGCACTACTTATTGCTGTATTATTGTCACGCCACTCTACTGTAATTCCATTAGAAACGCCTGCGCCACTTGTTGACTCATATTGACTATACCAAAACCAAGCTCCTTGTATAGACATATCTCCATCTACATGAAGTAATGAATTAGGGGTGGTAGTGCCAATTCCTACTTTGCCGCCATTTGGATTTATTGCAGTATTCGAATAACTACCACCTGTAAAGGTTTCAATTATTCCCCTAGTGCCATCGTGATTAAATCTTAATAAAGTATTTGTGCTTGACCAAACGTCTAACACTCCTGCCACTTGCAGTTTAGTTCCGTTTTGAGCAGTAGTAGTACCAATTAATACGTTGCTATTAGTAATAGCAATATCATCTTCAAAACTTATACGCACATTACCGTCAAGCCCATAAAGGTCTCTAGTTGTGCTAGTCATTCCTAAAACATTAGTCCCATCAGCTTCTCTTAATATATCTGTTCTTATGCGAGTAGCATATAAAGTTCTCCATCTATTTGCAGTTCCACCTAAAAACTCAGTGTCATCAGCGTTAGGTATTATATCTGCTGAAGTAAGCTGACCTGTAAGCGTACCACCTGTAATTGGTAAAAAGTCAGAGGCAGTAGGTATCGTATCACTATTAAAGGCGTTTGAACCAAGTGTTCTGTATGTAACGTTTCTGCCTTGATCCCACATCAAAGCTACAGTATTCGTTGCTCCCTCAGATATGCCATCTAAATTAAGGGTGTCTACAAACGTAGTAGAAGGTATCTCTTGAACCTCAAGATTATTAAACTCTACAGTTCCGTCATAAACGATGTATCCTACACCACCCTCTGTAAATGTGGTGTCGTTAATGGTATCGTTGATAATTTGGTTACCATCAATATCTACTCGTATCTTTTGACCAATAACTTGTACGGTAACTCTGTGCCAGTTGCCATCATCTATGTCTACACCTGAAATAGCAGTTCCACCGACACCACCTATAAGATAAGATTGACTAACATTAGTCTGTCTTTTTTGAACCCTTACCGTATTTGTACTTCGTATAATTACATTGTAACCATCTTCTGATGGTGAGTTTTGACCATGATAAACCAACCCAAGATGAGTGGAATTACTAGTTTTAAATGAAAAGGTAGCTATGAAGTTTTGGTGTTCACCGTATGGAGTAACAGCCGCATAAGCACTAGCGCTTTTAACAAACTTAACTGTTTTATCGTCTATCCAAGTTGCTGTGTAACTAGAACCTGAACTTCTCCAACTAGCGTTACCGCCAGTATTTGTAAAAGAACCATCAATGTTTAGGTCATTTGATATATCTACATCGCCACCAGAGCTTATGGTTAAATAGTCAACATCATTCTTGCTAAACTGTACTGCGGTAGCATCAAAGCTAATGTTTGCCCACGTTTTACCATCAGTACCGAAGTACATATTTTTATTATTATCACCAGTTGGTCGGATATATGATGATGCTCTATTAAACTGAATGCCATATCCTCTCATTTCTGTATAGGCATTATCGCTATGATAAACTCTTACACTTCTGTCAGTAGAGTTATTTCCAACTGTTAAATCACCAGTAAGCGTGCCACCTGACAACTGCAAGTATCTATCATCATGCGTATGACTGTTATTAGTTACCTGTGCAGATATGGTTATGTCTGCTGAACCGTCAAAGAAAGCTGAACCTGTAAGGTCACCGCCAAGTGTTATTTCTCTTGCAGTTGTTAACGTGTCTGCATTAGGGTGATAGCCATCGTGAAACACTTTGTTCAAAGAACTAAGCGTAGTGCCACCTGCGTAAATCTCGCCTAACACGCTAAAAGAAAGTGTTCCTGTACTTGGAAACTGTGTATTACTTGGGGAAGCATCTAAAACAAGACCGTATCCATTTGCGCTTAGTTCGCTATCAAATTCATTATGATAAAGAGATACGCCTTGATTATTCCCCGTATCAAAATTAATTCTTGGATAACTACCCGTTGCGGTATTTGTTTCTACTAAAGTAAGCGTAGGGTTATCTTTACTTATAGTAATGTTGCCCGTAGTCGTATCGCTTGCATTACTTCTTAAATACTTAGGATCAGTCTGCGTGGTTATGTCAAATGACGTAAGAAACGCAGTGCTATTAAACGCATTTGAACCAAGTGTTCTACGTTTTAAGACACCATCACTATTCTGAAACAAAGCGTTAAGATTCTCAGCAGTCGTAGTACCCTGAGCCAATAAGGTCACTACACCTTCGTGACTTATTTTAAGGATATTTTCACCTGATGGAACCGTACCGTCATCGTTAAGGTTACGGATAAAGAAGTCACCACCGCTTAACAATATCTCTTTATTTTCATCAGTAGTATCCGACTCTTTTAGCTGAAACTTAGGTGCGCTTGTGCTAATGGCAGTTACAGACTGAACGGTTAATGACCCAGTAAGAGTGCCACCGCTTAATTCTAAGTATCTAGCATCACCTTCTGTCTGTGTTAAAAATTCAGACGGTACTGCCGTAAGATAACCAGCGTTGGCATGGTTGCCCCAACCATATGCTGTGTCCCAGTTACTTTTATTGTATCCTGAAATAGACGTAGTACCACTAAAGAAGTTACCAACCTCTGTTTCTGTATAGTATCTACCATCGTGATTATGAGACCAGCTTACGCTTGTAATATTGGGGATACTTGAGCCTGTGTTGTAATCAGCACTAAATGTAAACGCTGACGTATCAAAGGACACGCTTGCTATATAATCGTTTGTGTCAGTAACTTGGTTGAGCGTAGTAGAACCCACAGTTAAAACGTGACCGTTACTATCAAAAGTAAGAGATTGTATTACGGTAGTACCACTATTAGTTTGGTTTGTTGCGTTACCGCCTATAGTTGGATGAGCAGTTAAATACCCTTCTGTAGAGTGGTCACCCCAACCGTAAGCAGTATCCCAGTTACTAGAGTTGTCTGTAACAATATCGTAAGTACCTGCACCAGTACGCTTCATCAAACCATTGCTACTAAAATCATCATCTGATATTAGAGGGAGGTTAGATAATAGAATTTTTTTAGTGTTATTAAGTCCATCTAATATAGCAACACTATCAGCGCTTGCATCAGCCGATGTTGCTAATGTAAGATTTTGTAAAGCTAAGTTTAAGGTTACATCTCCACCACTCTCGCTACTACTTAACCCTGAAGTATTGCTAGTAGATATAGTATCTATAGCCCCAGCAGGTAACGAGCTATTTATAGTTACATTAGCCCCGTCAATCTCTAAAGTCACATTATCACCTGCCTCAAGCGTTAAGGCATCGCCACTGCTAATATCCTGACTTGTAAGACCAACCGTTACTGTCCAGTGGTCGTAGTTATCTGCATGAGCAAGTACAGCAGCTTCGGTAACTGTTGTTAGATACGTACTAGTATCTTCTGTGCCATCTGCCTTTAGAAAGCCACCGCTATTGCTTTGTTTAATAAAGGAAGACGCAACCAAAGATGAATCAGCATTCCATCTGTCATTGGCTTCATCCCAAAAGAATGATTTGTTGGTGAGGTCACCCCTTTCTACTTCTATACCAGCATTTTCTGTTGGGTTGTTACCAGTAAAATTACTGTTTAAAGTAATAATGTTATCAGCAAGGTTGATCGTCTCAGTATTTACGGTAGTAGTCGTACCACTAACAGTAAGATTCCCACTAATAATAAGGTTGTGAGATATGGTTCCGCCTGTTAAAGGGAGGTGACCCACTTGACTATATGTATAAGCCGCATCCCAATTAGAACTACTATCTGTAATAGTTGCATATACGCCATCACTAGTACGTTTCATTAGACCGTTACTACCAAAGTCAGCATCCTTTAGGAAAGTAGAATCATCATTGAAACTAGTAAGACCAATCGAACTAAGCGCAGTAGCAACCGCCTGATTGTTGCTATCCCCTAAAAATATCTTGTTTTGATCTAGGTTAGGTACAGCGTTTGTACGACCTGCACCCATAATGTAAATTTGACCACTACTGGCATGAACTCGTATAACCTTAGCAATCTTCTGAAGTAGATCACTCTCTCCAGTTGGTGGTGTAGCTGTAAGCGTACCTGAATCACTTATGTATAATTCGTCACCTACTGTGAAAGAACTTGTGTCTATACCTATAAGTTTACCATGCGTAACAATGTCTCCCTCAGCACTAGCGTTTACATCAGCCGCTAAGATACCTATACATGGCATTTTTGCGCTGTCATCTGCGTCTGCAACCCCAATAGTAAACTGTTGACCCTGACTACCAGAAATATATACTGGTGTTCCTTTTGTTAACGTGCCGCTTGTAGCATTTTTTCCTTGCACGTGAATAGCACCAGTTAAATCACCGCTAAATTTAGTGGCATCTACTTCTCCAACTATGGTAACATCAGCAGTAACAGATGTTGGTATGTTACTAAAGTCAGCTCTTAGGAGTTCGTGACCAGTAGGGGCTAATCCTGAATCGTCATGGACAAGTAGGGTGTATTTTTCAATATCTACTGTTATCTCTGCTTCAGCCCCAATAAAGCCTACGTGCTGTGCGGTTGTACCTCTTCTACGTTTTACTTCTGTTGCCATATTTATTAACTAGGTGATTGTAATTCTTCTGGTATGCTAGTGATAATTCCTTTACCTATTAATTTTATACTAGCTGATTCTCGTGCTATTTGATTGGTATATACAGTTTTTAAAGAGGAAGAATCTAGGATCATTTCCCTCCAGTCTTCACTTCCATAAAGACTTTTAAAAGATATTTCAACATGGTCATCACCATTTGTAGTAAAAGCAGTAACTAGAGTATTCAAGAATGCCCTAACAGTACTACTTGCTTGAACGCCTCCATTAGGATGATGGACAACCGTTGATGATAGCAATTTCTGAAAGTCTAGGGTTACGCTCAATCTAAACCCTCTAAAATTATGTCGTAACGTTCCGTCTATAGCCTCATCGAAAGCAGACCCATAGTTGACCTGACCAAGTTCAGAGATAAGGTTATTAATAGTAAATATATACAACCAGTCACCAGTTCCAAAGTTTTGCCTTCTGATTCTAAATTCTGTTAATGGATTAGGTAATGTTGCCATAATCTAATTGAGTTGTAACAGTTTGGTATATAAACCCATAATCACGTTCGTCATTTTCTGAGCTTTCATTTATAAAACGAAAATCCTCAAATTCCAACGTAATTTCAAGACCTATATCAAAAGCTGTAAAGTTAATCTTTGGGACAAACAAGCCATGTTGATTTGCGTATTGAACACGACTCGCAAAGCCATCGTCTAAAACTACCCTAATTACGTTATCAGTATCAATACCGATATAAATAAACTCTGCACCGTTGAGTAGGTCTGTGGCTATGTTATTGCAAATGGATCTGTACGTATCAGGAGTCGTACATAAATTGTAGGTAAGCCCTATTTTTTTTCTGAAGTCCCTGAAATTGCCACGTAACGTTCCGTCTATGGCTTTATCGAATGGTACGTTAAAAAACTCCAGTTCGTCACTCTCAGAGTAATTCTGGATGGTTAGCGTCTGTGTACCGCCTGCATCTGTAATAACTACTATGTTGCTAACCTTAGCCATTACTGTAGCTGATTTATACTATATCCCTCAACCTTTATTTTATTGTTTTTCAGGTCATACTCAAGCATGGAGGGTCTTATTTTGTTATTACCTTTTATCGATCCTGAGTCTGCTAATACAAACTCAGACGAGTTTTCGTTTAACTCAATATACTCATAAGGCTTTAATTTTTCAGTCCCTAGTATGGTCATTGAAAACTTTATAGACCCAGTATTTCCTGTTATCGTACTATCTGGAGTGCCAAGAAGTGCTTTGTAGGCTTTATACATTTTATCGCCTAAATCTAATTCCGCATCTGATTCGCTGTAAGCACCCTGTGGGTCTGTAACTATTACTGGACTCTGATCGCCATCTAATTGCTGTGAGTTCACGAAAAGACCAACGTTAATATCTATCTTTTTAGTAGCGCTAACATCCTGACTAAAACTTAAAGGTTGATCTATAGTCGATGCTAATATCTTTATTATACTTATGTTGTTATTCTGAAACTTTATCTTTAACTCTTCTAAATCACTAGCATCTAGCTGAGACCTATAAGATGTGTTGGCACTATCTCTTCTTACATAGAAGTTTTTACCAAACAATGAGCCTATAATAGCACACTCTACAATACCCACCCTCAAAACAGCACTTCTAGCCTCTTCGAATGTTGTTGCTTTAAACTTATTACCAGTTCCTATAATAGACTGAGGTAGAGTTAAACTATTTTCATTCTGAACAAACATATGAAAATATTTGTAATCTGTTTCTGTTGGATCAGCAAAGTTAGCGTCATTAGCAACGTTAGTAAACGCTGATTCTACAACATTAGTAGAGGTGTTTGCGCTTATTGTATTTAAGTAATTTTTAAGTAAGTCTCTAAAAGTTATACCGCTATAATTATATATTGTTCCGTCATTGTAACTTAGACTAATTATATCTCCAGAAGGAACGTTATACGCAGTTACCTGATTAGAAAATTTAAATACACTAAAACATTTAACAGAAAACATTCTTTTAATTTCGTCATAAGAAACATCTGTTTTTAAACACAGAAAAACATCTTTATTGTTTCCGTCATAAGTTATTTCTACCTGTATCAAGTCTGTTACTTGCAACTTACTAAGCATAGACCCAAAAGAGCTGCCATCTCCAAAAGTAGAGAACATAGAAAAATTAAACTCCGCACAATTGTATACAAAATCGTTTAGCTCTTTAGCATCTTCTTGAGTATCAAGGTCTAGCTTTATATTACCTATGTCAGCCAACGTTCCAGTCAAACTTTGACTTGACGGAGAAGAACTTCTATCAACAAATTTCATAACAAGTTGAAAAGACTTGTTACCACTCAGTGTTGCTGTGGAGGTTACGGTTATAACATTTCCTGTTGGTAATACAGCCATATTATCCGCCTAAACCTGAAACTGCGCCTGCACGTCTATCATTATTACCGTTACTAGCAACACTAGCAACAGTTCTATCATCAAACGTGTTTACAACCTTTAAATTTATTTGCTGATCTCTGTTACTAGGAGAGAACAATGGAGACCCCATGCTTGATTGCCTAATTTCAGAAGAGCTAAATAAACCCCCACCTGAACGACTACCGCCTCCTCCACTACCCCCACCTGAACGACTACCGCCTCCTCCGCCACCACCGCTTGCATTTGTTTTTCTAATGGCTGCTACACGAGCAAGACCTTGAGCTACAGCAATAGCAGCAGCGGCAGCTCCACGAGCAGGAGAATCAACACTAGCTAATGGCTTAAACTGAGATTCAAATGCTTTTTGTGCTGTTAAATATGTAGAAATTAACGTTTCACCTATGGCTATCTTTTTATTTTCACCAAAGAGACCTTGAAGAAGGGCAGAGGCTGCCTGAACTCCTTGAACAGCCATGTCTTGTGCTTGTCGTTTTTGCTGAGCCGCTAACCTCTCTGCGTTTACTTCGCTTTGTAATATTTTTTTATCAAAATTAGCCTTAGCTACTCTTTGGGCAGAGTCTCTTTCAATATCACTCAATGTTTTATCAGCCTCTATTGCATCAAGTTCTGCTTTGTATTGTTGATCTGCAATTTTTTGCTCTATCTCAAAAGCATTAGCCGCTCCACGAGCTTTAAATAATTCTAAATTTAATTCAGCTTGTTGTGCTTTTAGAACAGATGCCGCATTATCTCTTATTTGTTTAAGTTGCTCTTGTGTTTCTTTCTCTAATTCTAATTCTTGTTTTGCAGCGTGTTCTTTTAGGTCTAAACCTTCTTGAATATTTATTTTTTCTTGCTCTAATCTGGCTTTGTCTGCTTCTTGCTCTAATAAAAACCTTTCTTGATCTTCAGTTAATTTTAACTCTTTTATTTCTCTCTCTTTTTCCGCTAAGTCTTGAGTAACCTTAAACCTTTCTAAGTCAGATTCTAAACTTATTTTTTTAGCTGCATCTGTTTCTTTTATTATTCCTAATTCTTTCTCTAAAACATTTAAATCAACAGTTGCTTCTCGTGACTTTTCATCAAACTCAGCTTTTTGTCTAGCTACTTCTAATTCATCTTTTCTTTTTTGTATTACATCTTTTAATACTTCATTTACCTGCTCTTGAGCTTTTGCTTGACCAATTTGCTCTATTAAAGTAGCTGATGCCGCCTCTAATATAGCTCTTTCATTGGCTGTTCTTTTTTTTCCCTCTTCATTAATATTAAATAGCTCTTTACTTACTTCTTGATTAGCCGTAGTCAAGGCATCTGTTGATGCTACAGAAAAATCAATAGTTGATTTAAAATCATCAAACGCACCAAATCTATCAGCACTTTTAAGAGTTTCCTCGTTAAAACCAAGCAAACTTAGTGAAACATTATTAAGAGCTTTTTCAAGACTTTCTATTTTTACTTCAGGCTCCTCAAAAGAATCACCAAACTCACCAATCGCTGACTTGGCTGCGTCACCAAAAAGATCAAGCCCCTCTTTTGCATCCCTTGCTTTTTTGTCTGTTTTTGTAAGAAAACTAGTAAGGAGTGTTACAGCAATATTTAATCCAAGTATAATACCTCCAGTGCCAAATATCTGCCTGCCCAATGTTTTAAATGCCGCTTTAGCACCACCTGTCTTCTCAGTGAGCAAACCGAACATTTCAGCGTTAAAAGCTATGTTGTTACCAATAGCTCTAAATCCTTGAGCTGCGCCTTGACTAAACTGAGAAGCATCCTGAGCTAAATCACCAAATCCAAATAATGTCTGATTGGCTATAGAGAAAGATTTGTCACCGCCTCTAACGGCTTTTGTTGTCTTTTTTTGCTGGTTTTCATAATTTTCTAATGCTTCTGTAGCATTATTTATAGCTATAGTAGATTGCTTAAATTCATTAGACAACTTTTCTTTAGCAACCATAGATTTTCCGTCAGCAAATGCTCCTTCTTTTATGGCATTAGTTTCCTGTTCATGAGCGTTGGTTAAATTTCTAAGATTTCTAAGTTCATCCTTGTCTAAAGTCCCCTTCAGTTTACCTAACGATAACAAAGCATTTATCTGAGAACGTCTACTTTTAGATGATTGTATGCGCTGTTTATCTGTTTTGTTTAATTCAGTTTCGCTTTTCTTTAGTTTACTTAGTTGCTTTTCTAGTTTTTCTACCTTGTCTGTTAAGGCAGACACCTCTGCTGTAGTACTAGCATCAATAACGTCTTTTAACCCAGATAACTGTGACTTGTCTATTTTAAATTCTACATTATATATTAGATTTGGCATGGTAATGTATTAGTCTTTAGGTCTATGATATGCCTCACGAGCCATCATACACTTTGTTATCTGTTCAACCGAACATTCGGCTTCAAGCTCCTGCGCTCGCAGTGGATCAAAGTCAGCGAGAACGTAACAATAATATGTGTACGCTCCGCCAACTTCAACCACGAGGTCATTAGGTGCGAGCAAGTCTAATGACTCTAAAGTACTCCGACTCCATTGGTAGGTACTTGTCGCCTGTTCGTAAAAAAATCCCACGCTTCCTCAAGCGTTCCTAACTCTAATTCGTCAGACTTCCAAGTTTTACTATCAATAGGTTTATCTAATTTCAAGCAGTGATCTGCCGTATATTTACAGTATTTAGCTCGAAACTCTTCATCTAAACGCCAAGCGTTTATCGCATCAAAATCTGCCATTTCATAATCTTCAACAGCAATATTATCGTCTGTTATCTTTTTATGAGTTTTAGGATGATTTTGTTTGTACCAGTCAAGAAGCATTTGTCTACGCTCTTCGACTATCTTATCAAAACGAATAGGGGTCGGCTTGACCTCAAACCGAACCCCCATAAATTCGCCAGTTACTTTTGTAATTCTTCCCATAAATTGCTCGCTTTATTTTAGGGTTATGTGTTGAACTCTACGAATGTATATGTTGAATCTAATTCAAGAGTTGGTTTATTAAATTTTATATCGTCATTATTACCTATCTGAACAACAAGTTTTATATAAGCTGTATTAGCTGGTAACGTATTACTTATCTTTATAACAGTGTCGCTAGATATAGAGTTAGTAATATCCGCCTGTGTTTTGCCTGCTGTTATAACGTTTCCAGCGTTATCATATGGATGCACAGCTATTTCAGCGTCAGTAGATGCTATTGTAGTATCTGTAAAATTAACATGAAACGTTACAGTTTTACCTACAAAAGGAAAATGTATGTCTCTCGTTAATTGTATAACCCCACCTGCAGCAGACTGGTTAAAGTTCTGCGCATCATCAGTGTCATCCCACTCAGTTAAATCAGCCGCATCTCCAGAATTAGTCCACCCAGCAGCTAAATTGGTTTCGCCTATTTCTTGCCACTTATAAAGAGATAACCCATTAGTTGAATAAGATATTTTAGCGTTGTGTTTACCTGTAGATGAATCGTATCCGCCAGCAGACTCTCTAGGGCTGCTTATCCTGAAAGACAATCTGTTTTCAAAGCCTCTAACCATAGTTATGGTTCCTTCAGCTTGAAGTATAGATCCATCAACACCATATCCAGTGAAGAATAGTTCTGTTTGATTGTCAACCCAAGTTCTTAATTGAGTCTGTTGAGCTGTTGACGAGTACAATCCAGATATAAGGACATTATAGACCTTACTATGAATTAACTCCCGCTCGTTTTCTATAAGAACCGTATTTGGTTCAATAGTTATTACCTGCCTAGAAGCGTCTAATGCACCATCTTGCACAACGCTAAACGTCTGTGTTTCAGATAGTGTAGATGTGTTTATTAAGGCTAATTTAGTTAGTTGTGTGGACATTGTTATTTACTCCTATTTATTAAGCCGTTCCAGCTGCAGAGAATAACACCTTTCTACTGTCTACATCTTGAAGTTGTGCTACTAGTACAGTTTCTAATCTTCCATTTTCAAACGATTGATAACCCTGTATAAATGTTAAATTAGTACCACTGGTACCACCTAAAGTAATGTCTACACCCTTACCAATTAGTTTGATATACGCTTCTTTTACGTCTTCACCGCCACAAGATATATACTCATGTATATGCTCAGTTACAGCAGCTATCTTACCAGACCCAGCATCTAATATTTTAAAGTTAGCAGTAGTACCTTCACTAGTATGAGTATTAAGAGTTCTGATAACTACACGACCAGTGTAAGCATCAAAAAGCTCTCGCTCGTTTTCAACAACAACTGTTTCAGGCGTCATAGAAACCTCTAACCCTTCTACGGTTATATTTTCTATGGTTCCTCTTTTGTTATCATTTTTATCGTAAACTTCAGCTTTTTTAAATAGTAATCTTGACATAATGGCTACTCCTTATATTTTAAGCGTCACCAACAACGAGTGAACTTAGGTTGGATATTGCAGCAGCTTGAGCTGTTAATACAGTTTCTCTTCTGCCGTTACTAAAATCTTCGTGACCCATAATGTAAACAACATCAGTTGTTATGTCATGTGTTCCTGTAGCTCCATGAAGTTTTAGTTTTGCTTCTGTTGGAAGAACTCCATCTGGGGATACACTAGCGTGACTTAGTATAGCTGTTTGAACTCCTGTGGCTGCTACCTGTTTAAAGTTTATGTCAGTAGTCCTAATAACAATACGACCTGTAAAAGATTCGTTTATTTCTCTGTTATTTTCTACTGCTACTGTAGCTGGCTCATTACTTATTTCTAAACCCTCCACAGTTATGTTTCTAATGAATGTGCCTCCATTAACAGCGCTACCGCTACTATCGAGGATTTCAGCATGAGTAAATATTAGTTTTGCCATTATTTTATTGTCTTATTTTAATTATACTTTCAAAGTTTACATTCGTTGATAGGTAACCATCGTCTTCATCTATCGTGTTCACACCAGTCATTGTTAGGGTTTCTACATCAGAGTTTATGGAATCACCACCTGTTGTATCCGCCCAGTCAATTAACTGATCTGTAATTTCTAACATTCTGTCATAAGCAACGTCTTTTCCGCTATGAGAATCTGATTGCTCAACGTACACAGTGACCTCAAAGTTTTGAACTAAATCAATAGGTTTTTCGTCTTCTACCCTGTCTATAGACGTTCCGCTTAACAACCTAAAGATGGCTACTTCTTTTTTGATGTCACCTCTTTTCCTAATATCGAAATTGTTTCCACTGAATTTCAATACCTTTTCAATAGTGGTTCTACTGTCTGTACTAGAGTACGAGCTAAAACTAGTGGTATATGCTGTAAGTATTGCGTTTCTATCCAATTCTAGTCACCGTTGCTTCAGCCTTTAGCGTTCTTGGTTTATTTAACGTATTAGATATTTGTGTTTCTACAAAATCTATAATACTTTTTTGCTCTGAGCTTTTACTATCCTTTTCTATAGGATAAAGTCTGTGACCATCTCGTTTGTTTTCATGACTATTCATGTAACTATAAACCTCACCACTGTCATAGCCAAAGTCTATTGTATTTTCACCTTGCTCAAAATAAAAAGATTGTTTAGCGTTTCCTGACCATACAAAATCTCTAAAAGGTCTTACTCCTTTATTGACCTTTCTGTTTCTATATTTTCTATTTAGTACTTGACGACTACTTCCATCTGGTTGTGTTCCTTGACTTGAAATTTTCCATATATGCTCTTTGTATTCCCTACCTATATCAGTCAGTACTTGTCTAGGAACACTTAATATAGTGTCCTCTAAATCCTTTTTTATAGCTTCGCCTAAAGTCATATCAATACAAGCTCATAAATCTAACTCTAGGAGTTGTCTTGGGTTTAGCAAGTAAACCACTAAGTCTCCTAATGTTAGCTGTTAAGTATTGATTGTACATTGCGTAGTACTTTCTAGCTTTTTCGTAAGAGTAGCTTTCTCTGTGAGTTGCGTCTTGAGCAAACCACAACTCTAAAAACTTGTATGTTAATAAATCAACGAGGAGTTCCTCCGAATCTGCAGCGTGTATAGCATCTAGTAGAGCTGTTTCTGTGCTATACGTAGTGTCGTTGATATACTCTCTAAGATTCTCAAGAATATCCGTTTTAAGGAGCTTAATTGCCTTACCTAGTATGAGATTATCCTTCTCAGAGAGATTGAGCGTTGTAGACCCTGTAGTGACGTTTACACCCTTAAAGGTTAGCTCTTCTAGTGCATCAATATTGTTTCTAGTAAGGGTTAAGTCGCTAAACGCCATAATATCTTATTTGTTTCGTTGGTCTTGTTCGTGTTTTATCCTGTGCCATTCACCGTACCACTTTGTCATCATGTAGCCGAGCGTAACCAAACCAATAAGTAGAGAGACACCAGCAGAAACTTGATTAAGTGTTAGGCTAGAAAGCATGCCTACGGCTCCTATCATTGCTTTGTGGTCCATTATCTCATCTATGTTTATCATTTTGCTTTCCATGGCTTAAAAAAGGGGGAGCCGTTGTCAAAAATGACAACATTTCCCCCAATTTTGTTGTTAGCGTGTAGCTTACGCTTTAGCTACGTTACCACGAATGTATCGTCCACCTAGATCTGGTCTGAATACTTTAGCTCCGTAAAGAACTTCGATAAGTATGTCAGCACCTGACTTGGTTTCTTCTACAGTCAATGTGTAGTTCACATTGTTAGTAGGCTCGAATCCAGCAGCTCTACGAACGCCTGAACCTGAACCGCTATCTACTGAAGGCATTACAGCAGTTACTAAGGCAAGGGCAGAAGGATCGTAGAAGAACTGCTCACGACCAGTGTCACCAGAAGCAATATCAACTGGGTTGATAGTAGCGTTGTTAGCAACAGCAGAACGTAACTCTTCTTTTAGAGTCAATACAGTTCCTGTTTGAGACTGAACAGTGTAGAAGTCATCAGCACCTTTAGCAGAACCGAAAGTAACGATGTCACCCTCAGCTAGAGACACAGTTGCAGCACCACCAGAACCATCATCAATGGTTAACTCAGTTTGTCCTACAGCTTCGTCAGCAGCTAATACAGCGTCGGTTACAGTAGCAGCAGTGTGGCTAGAACCTTCGTTGTCGATGAAGAAGTCAAAACCATAAGCACGACCCATAGCTCCACCTAATTGGATACCTGAGTCTCCACGAGTGTTAGCTTGTTGGAATAGGCTTAGTGTAGTTAAATCTTTCTCAGCGAAAGGATCAATAACCATCATCATATTGTCAGTGATGAACTTACGAGAAGCCATAATTCTTCGGGCTTCAGCAAGGTCATTAGCACTTAACACAGTAGAGTCAGTGTTATTGTCAGCGAAAGCTACTTCAAAGGCTTTACGAGCCTCAACCTTAATGTCGCTATTGATTTGGTCAATAAGCTGGTGTAGTCTTGGCACAAAGTGTTGTTGTACTAAGTCAGGAAGCGCAAACTTTTGGTCAGCTTTGTCGATGCTGAATCCAGAGTAGTAGTGCTTGTTGATTACTAGTTGCTCTTCGTTAGCATCAGGGGTTCCTAGAGAATAAGACCCTGAGTAAGAAGAAGGAGAGCCAGTAGGCTTTACTGCACGAGTAATACTTACAGTCTTGTTACGAGCTGCAACTAGACCTTCGATTGATGCGCCAGCTACGTTAGTAACGGCTTTGGATACCATTGGTCGGTCTGGATATTGGTTAGCTAGTGCAACCTCAACAAACGCCTCTGGTTCGTAAATGGAAAAATTACTATTAATTGCCATGTCTTTATAAAAGTTAAATTAAATGTTGGATTATATTTAGCTTTTGGGTCGCTGTGACCAGAACATGACAATTAAGGTTTTGCCTAACCATAATAAGATGGATTTACGCTTGTTCAGCCCAACCGCCTGCGGCTCTTGAAGCCCCGAAAAGCTCCTCAGCCTTAGCGCGATCTGCTGGATTAGACGAGCGTACAAGTTTCTGAAACTCTGCTCGACTAGGTCTTTCACTAGAAGGGGTACCACCAGTCGCCCCTCCTGCGCCCACTTTCTTGGGCTTCGCAAATTGTTTAGCAAACTCTACAAGAGAGTTCCCTACCGATTTTCTATTGCCTTGAGCGTCTAAATCAGGTACACCACCTTTGGTAGCATAAAACTGACCGTTGCTCTCCTCAATTTCATATTCGTTGTAGAACAGTTGTTCTATGTAATCTTTTCTGAGCGTCAGCTCGTTGTCTTGCTCTAAAGCGCTAAAAGCAGAATTAAACTCAGAACCTATACGGTTCTCCATTTGATTCAGTGCTAATTGCTCTTTGGCTGTCTCTGCTTGTTCTTGGTATTGTTGCAACAGTTCTCGCAACTGGTCTGCTTCGCCCTTATCCTCTTGCACAGGTTGCATTTTATTTGACAATAAAGAGAACGCATCATCGAGAGTATTGACATCATTACCTAATATTTCAGAGAATTTACTTATCATGTCTCGTTCGACTTTGCCCTTACCTTCATTGTAAGCGCCCCTAAAGAACTTGTCTTTATCGAACTCTGGTTGCTGTGTTTGAGAAGTTGTCTCTTCTGTTGTTGACTCAGGAGCGTCAACGGACTCTATGTTTTCTTCACTCATAATGGTTATAAGTTAATTATTGCTCGCTATTTAAATCAATACCAAGTTCTGCTTGGCGTTGAAGTTCTTCTTGTGGTAATATATCAATAAGATTTTTAAGATCACCACTAGTTTTCGGAATACCAAAGTTATCGAAATGATCCATAACACTCATTATGTCTTCTTGAGGCATAGAGCGTTTCCTCATGTATTCCGCAGTCAATTTCTTAAGTAGCGGTAAAGGCAATACGTGATACTGCATACCCTCCGTAATATCTGAGAATATTTCTGCGGCACTAGACAAGTCATAATGCTTCGAATAGGTAACGTTATAATCCATTGGATCTTCGTCACGAACCTTAGCCATTCTCTTGAGGACTTGCATCTCTACCATCTCCATGTCCATAGCCGTAGAGGCTAGTAACCCCTGTTCTTCTACGTTATCAAATCTCTTAGCGGATCCAGACACATTACTCTTAACAATGGACTTGTCCCGAACTTGAGCCATAGAAAAAATTAACGACATCAAGTCACCAAAGATTACATCTCTGAGGTGTTGGAGTCCAGACATATCCGCTTGATACAGCATATTGTTAGGAATGGTCTGGTCATCAGGGATGATTATAGCCATACCTACGCCTTCCTTGATAGTACGTGAATCGTACTGGTCATCATCAGCAACACCAGCTAGAGACCGAACGATAGAGTCTGTAAGTACAGGAATAGGGTGACCAAACAACTCAGAACCCTTCTTGAGGTCATAAAAGAGTTCTGAGGCTGCAAGGTACATTCCTTTCAGAGAATATCTACGAGGCTTGCCAACGATAAACGAACTGTTAGCATCGGTCTGACCCTTAAGTAATGTAGCTGGAACCTCACCGAATGGGTTGGGTATTTCTAATGTCTTTTTCTTGAGTCCGTTCTCTTCGGTGTACACACAAATGTATTCAGGAGTATAAGCGGTCCACTTATGCTTCTTAACGTTTTGTATGTCATAATACATTTGACGAGTTACGAGTAGGGTCAATACCCCTTGCTTTACCTCGAAGTTCCAAATCTCGTGCGGTCTAACCACAAAGTTGTAAGGAACCACGTTACCATCCGTATCAGTAACAGGGTTGCCTTCTCCATCCATCATGAGGTCAGTAACTACCGCCCCAAAACCTAACACTTCCTTTACGAATAGAACCTTGTCTCTATAGAACTCAGTAATGGAACACCCCGCATCATCAAAGTTGGATTCTTTATACATCCAAAAGTCTTTGTTTTGAGGGTAACTTCTGTTGACGTTGTTTTCGTCATATATCCTTTGTTGAGCAGAAAAGAACTTTTGCTCTAAGGGAAACAGTTTCATACGAGCAAGTCTTTCCCTGTATTCATCGTCACTCTCAATCGTAGACTGAGCTATGATATAGGACTTGTCAGAAAATACGGTACTGGATATAGCTGTGTATTCATCGTACTCCGCCTGAAACCAACTATTCATGATTTTAGCCCTGTCCAACACCACACTATAGTATGGGTGTCGGCTTTCTTTCATTACGATGTCTTCAACGACATCCTTTGGTACAGAGTAGAGTTTAGATGAATCAATCATAATTATTTCATTAAGTCCATTAACAGATTAACTAACGTTCCTGAACCTAATCCAGCTCCAGTAGCCCACGCAATTATTTTTTGCTTGAACTTTACAAGTTCTTCAATTTGCTTCTCGTTATTCTCGACTTTAAATACGAGACCTTCTTTATTGAACTCGTTACCTAACAGTGCTTCTTTCATATCTTGAATGTCTTTGGTTATTAACTCAATGACAGAATGTAACTGTTTTACTTCAAATTTTAAATCTTTATTGAGCTGTTCTTGCGTAATTGCCATTATTTGATTACCACTTTTTACACGACCAGTAGCGTGCGCTAAATTTATCTTTTGCTGTAGAGCAACGATGTCTAGCTCTGAACGACTTCCTGCGAGCAGGTTCGTTCTTACGTATGGGCATATTAGGGTCACCGTAATGGACAATTTTTACTTTGTCGCCTTTCTTGGCTAAAACTACAAACTTTTTGTCATCTCTCCAACTGTTGCGAGGTTTGTTGAAGCCAGCAAAGGTATTACCCCTATATTTAATACGACCACTGCTAAGTCTAGTTACTCCTTTCATGGCGACAAAATACTTACTATTTATGTTTTGATTCAATACCAAATTAAAGTATTGATTTGTAGTGATATTTTCTTTTATTTTTGACCTATGGCAAACGAACCAGCAAAACCAGCACTATACAGTCGAGTTAAGGCTGCAGCTAAACGAAAGTTTAAGATATTCCCTAGCGCATACGCTTCTGCGTGGATTGTAAAGGAATATAAGAAAAGGGGCGGAACGTATAAGGGCAAAAAGTCTGGTAAGACAGGTGTAGCTCGATGGATGAAAGAAAAGTGGACTACTCAAGACGGTTCACCTTGTGGATCAGCTAAATTCAAGGGCGTAAAAAAATGCAGACCCACTGTGCGTGTTTCATCCAAAACGCCTGTCACTTGGAAAGAACTCAAAGCAAAAGGCAAGGCTTCTGAGGCTGTACGTGAGAAAAAGCGTGTAGGGATGGGTAAACGCACTAAATCTATTAAAAGAGACTAGCGCAGCACGTACATAGGAGCGTTACTACCCTTCTCATTACGCCAAATAGCATAATCTGTCGCATCCGACATATGTCCCCTGTCCCCATTGTCAATTTTTAGCCCTTTATCATTCACGATAGAGTACATATAGTCTTTTATGACGTGATCACACCTTGTATTGATTAGCAACCTTCGCTCTCCATTGATTCCAGCGTAAATTACGTTGTTTACCTTGTCCACACGCACTTTTCTTCGTGGATTTTGGATGTCTAACTCGTTTTTATACGAAATTTGGTGTTCATCAAACACTTCTCGCACGTAATCCCAGTCATTTTTACCTACACGACCATAATTACCACTTTTTTGGTTAGAAGTGTTGTCTCCAGACAGTAAAACCTTCGAGATGCCCCATTTTTTCAATAATTCTACCGCTTTGAGGGCTTGTTCGGTAGTTAAAGCCTCTTTGGAGAAGATTTCGTCAAAGACAACATACTGCTTAAGCCCATTACGAGCCTTTTTAACTTGGAGCAAAGCCCAACAATGAGGAGACCTGTTGAAATCAGCACAAAGCCAAACAGGACTATCATTATCGTAGTCGATAGCCGTAAGATTGCCATCAGGGTAGTGATTATAGCCGTCAAAGTGCTTGTAAGCCTTTCTCGTTGGGTCATCTGTTTCCTCGCTCATTTCGTACCCCAATTTATACGACAGAAAGTCCATCGCCTCTTCTTGGAGTAGCCGTTGTTTACTGTGATTGGTTTCCCACAAGGGAATATCCCAAGTCTTGTCAGGTTCTCTCATATAGAAAGTATAGATTTAAACGCACTATCAGAATCAACAAAAAAGATGGGGACACCCATTTCGGCACCCTCCTCTACTATATGTAATGCACCTGATCGGTGCTCGTGTAATGTTTTAAGGTCGTAAGTGATTATGCCCCATCCATTTTTAATGCAATTATCGAATACAGGATTAAACTTCTTAGAAGAGGCTCCTTTCTGGACTATTTCCCAATGTTGTTTTACGACTTTAGCGTCAAGCATACGTACAAAAGAGTTAATCTTGTTTTTAACTGAGTTTATTTGTTTCTGGTCAACATCTGTTGTAAATCTAGCGTATATAACTACTTTAGGTTGTTCCATTCTTCTACTTTGTAGCCTGTCTTATCTTCCTTTACCGATATTTGTAGTACGTTAAAGATGCCCGACTTCATGAGCCGACTATTAGCATCATTTGGATGATAAGGCGTACAAACGCTTAAAACAATACCTTTATCGTGAACACGCTTGATCCATGTATTAGACACCTTGTTCCATACGGTTTCCCTACGAGCAGTAGATATTCTGTCCTCGTCATTACACACATCATCAAGAATCAAGACACCAGCTCGTTGTCCTGTGGTTTGGGTCAGCACTGCATACGCCTCATAAGTGGGGTTACCAGTACGGTTACGACTTTTTACAATTATGCGTTGGGTCGAGCCTGTATCGGTGCGGTCAAACTCAACAGGATTGAAGTTGTGTTCCTTACACCAGTATCGGTACATATCACTCATGAATAGCGCACGCAAAGACAATATTCTTTTAGTTGAAATACCACCGTCAGCAGATACAATCAAGGTTTCTAGCTCGTGTTTTCTCGTGGTCATGTACGCAGACAAACCAATAGGCACTTGTTGAGACTTACCAGTGTTATAAGGCGCACGAATCAAGCCATTCAAACGAGCGTTCTTAGATAACGCCTCTTGTTCCCAGTCATAAATGCCTTGCTGCATTGTTAAATGAATCTGAGCTTGTGTTACTTTACGACCATCTTGATCGGCTAAACAATTCTCAATAAATGAGTTCCTAAGTTCTAACGAGTCAGGGGGTGGCTCGTGTCCAACTACATTAACCAATAAATCAGACCAATTACTTTTTTGGGGCATACGCTCGCTTACATAGGGTGCATTGCGACTTACACTCCCTGTTACCAGAGATGACACCTAAACACTTAAAACGTTCTTTCTTTCGCCAAAGCCTAGAAAAGAAGTTCAAGTTAAACTTTATAGGCATACGCCTCCTCCTTGAGTTCCATCAAGTCCTCCTTCGGTATATACACGAAAATGTCCTTCCTATTGTTCCTGCCCATTAGCGTGTAAGAAATGTTACTGAACCCATATTTCTTGTGGAGGCTGTTACCTCGTAACACGCCTTTCTTATTGTTTATCTTGGGGATCATCTTTTTCTGCACGTACTTATACAACGCCTTATTGTCCACGACTATAAACTCCCCATGAAACTGAAAGGCTATCTTGTCCGCACCAGTGGGGCTACACCATCCATTTTTACCTTGCACGTTCCTGAACTCCACGAGGATATACCCCTTACTGTGACACGCCTTAATACCCTTAACGTCATAGGTAACATCCCCAATACGAGCGTCAATGTGATTGTAGTCATCTTTCTGGGTACCCTTTACCGCACCAGTAATCTTGCAGAATAACTCTTCCGACTTCTGAGCCTCAGCGTACTGTCTTTGTTGTATTCCTTTAAATGAGTTCATAATCTACCTCTATCGCCTCCATTCTTTGTGCAAACTCTCTAAGCTGATCCATGTTCAGGAAGTCTTGAAGAACTTGCAGTGTTTGCTCTCGCATCTTGTTTTTATACTCTATGATGATAGTCGGCTCGTTGCTCAGCTCCTTACGAACGTCATGAAGGTCCTTCATTATCTTACTCAGGTCCTTCGGATGAATCGCATCCAAGTCTGGATGATTCTCTAGTAGCGTAGTTATCTTCATGAGCATGAACTCTACTTTTGCCGACATCTTTTCCTTGCGCTGTTCCAGCGTACCCAAGTCAGATAACACGCTTCTATACTTATTAAGTTCTAGTATACTACTATGGTCCAGATCAGGCTTATTCTCCTTCAAGATGATCTCATCATCTATCTTAGACCGCTCCGCTTTCCAGTTGTAAATGGTTTGTCTGGACACCCCCCACTTTTGCGCTACTTTTGACACATTACCAATGACAGTTATATCCTTCAGGATTTCAACTTTCTCTTCAGGTGAAAACTCGTGGCTACCAGCCCTTTTCTTTGACATACTCAATCACTGATTCTATACGGTTATAAATATAATTGGGCAGTTTATCAGACATAGAGGGTATCTCATAAAGACTCTTTATGATTACTTTGATTTCCTCCTGCAACTCTTCTTTGGTTAGTATCTTTTTCTTTTTGTGCCAGCCCATTTGACAAAAACTTAGTAAAATTGACAGACTATACTTATAAATGCTGAGAATAGCAAATATTGACACCTTTTGTGAAAATTTGATTTTGTGCGGAAGGGAGGGTATTCGCAACCCATCTGACTGCCGTTTAATACCCTAGCCCCAGCGCCTCAACTAGCCCCATATTGAGAGCGTCAGAGAGCGCAAAAATCCCCAGCGCTGAGAGCGAGCCACCAGAGCCAGCGACCCAGCACCAGAGCCACCCAGAAACCCAGACCCAGCGACCCAGCGCGCCAGCTGGCAAGGCTCAAGAGGTGGGCAAGTGAACCCAGCGCCAGAAATCCACACAGACCGCCCAAATTTGAACGCTAAGAGGTGAACGGCTCAAGGTCTAGTATCCATACCCTCTAGAGGCTTAAGGGCGTTAAAACGTAATTTTAGGGGTCGAATTCCGACTGGATACAAAAAAAAAGCCCCTCACGTATGCAAGGGGCTAGAATCTGTCAATTCTGGACAGATATTTAAAGCAAGGCGAGGAAGTCGGGGGGCTCTGAGTCCACCCCACCCCACCCAATAAAGGCGTCTTGAATTTCCATAGCCTCATAATAACTCAAGCGGTCACCCAGCTCAAAAGCTGGAAAGCTGGCGAGCCTTGACACCCTCGAACGGCTTAGGCTGGTAGCCTCTACTAGGTCGCGCTGAGTGCGTCCGATATCAGCAAGTAAAAACCTTAAAGCGTTCATATCAGACCCCCACTAAAAAGCAAGTTCCACCATCCCAGAGAACTGGAACCCCTAGTACAAACCCGAGCGCGTCAGCGAGGGCTTTACCCTCGTAAGTTAAAGCAAGGTAAAAAGCCTTACCATCCTTAAACTCGTCAAGGTCACACAAATCCTCTAGCGCCTCGTGTGGGTCGCTATACTCTGACCAGTCGCAACACATCGCAATGGGGTCGAACTCTATGGGCTCACCTATTGACTCATAGTACTCAAATAAGAGCGTAAGCGCCTCACGTGAGAAGTTGGAACGCACCGCCAAAAAATTACTGATGAACATATCGAGATTGTATTGATTGTAAATCATGATTGCACCCCCTCACGTCTGAAACTGATGGCGGTTAAGTCTGTCAAGGTTTGCGCCAGCTGACCCGCTAAAATCGGCTCTACTTTTGACAGCGTATCAAATCCCACTTGAAGCGATTCGAAAGGGGCAAAAATCGGATTACCCCCAGACTCTGGGCGGTAATCTATGGGTAAGGCGGTCAAGTAATCTTTGTTAGCGTCGTATCTATCCTCAAGCATCAACCGTACAAACTTTCTACGATTGCTTAAAGTCATGCTATTGTAAAGCTCTACAATGTCAGCGGGTCGAACTTGCTTAGGTAGTTTACGCATGAAGTGCGCCCCCAAGTCCTCGCCAAAAAACTCAGCGAACCGCTCGCCCAGTTTCCAACCGTCAAAGCGTAGTGAGAAATCGGTGAATAGGTCTAAAACCTCTACAACTGTATTAATATCAATATCTTGAGGTTTGTTGTATTTATCATTAGTACTCATAAGTATATATTTTAATTGAATTTAGCCCCAGAGCTGGGGCGGTGCTGATTACCAGCGCCACAATCAAGGTAGGGCAATCTATTCTCAATTCCTAGAACTAAGATAAGCAACCCACCCAGACCCCCCAGACCTACCCCACCCATAAAAAAACCCTCTAGGGGTTAGCTAGAGGGTGCGTAAAAATCCTCAATGGGTATGTAGAAATCTTTTTAGGGTGCGTGAAAATCCTCACCCACGAACTCTAAATTGTAGTAATCGGGCGAGCCACACTCAGCGCAAACGTTCTCACTTGAGTAAGTATACCCTCGCTCGCTTTCCTTTATAGTGGCGGTATCCTTATCAGTAATGATAGAATTGCACCCCTCGCATAGGTATAGCCCCTCTAAAAATTGCTCTATGGCTCTGAACTCTCTTAGCTTGATAGAGATATCCAATTTAGATTGGGTCATATTACATAGATTACTCAAGCGAGCCTCAGAAATCCCAGTGGCTAGAGCCACGCTTTTTTGCGAGTACTCTAGTTCATCAATAGTTGATTTGAGTTGATTACACATAAAGAACCCCCCCTTGAAACGAGTGAACCGCCTCAACTCTGGCTTGCTCCCAAACTATGGCTTGAGCTTGATACGGTATCAAATTAAACTCACTGGCTACATCTCTGATGATTTGCTCGCAAGCTCGATAGCGAGCGGTAGTTAGCGACTTGATAGGGCGCTGAAAAAATATCCTCAGCATCCAACGGTCAATGGTGACGTGGTCTGGGTCTAGCATCATATTACGGTAAAAAGCGTACGTCTTAAGAGCGGTAGGTTTCACGCTATTGTAGCCCCCCATAATTTCCCACGCTTTAGCCTTGTTAGCATCATACGTACTCACATTAAAAGACTCAATATCTCTATTATTTTGATAGGCGTTTATGAGGGTATGCGTATCAACTTTGTTTATTTCCCATTGAACGCTGGGGCTAAGAGCTGATGCAATCTGGGCTACCTTATCAGTTGATATTTTTCTAGTATGGGCTAGATGATTCCAGAGCTGGTGAGCGTCAGCATACCACATTAAGCCAGCGTCCCATACTGGGGTATATTTAGCTCTAGTTAATAGCGCTCTGGTGCGTTGCTTAGCTTTATTTATTCGATAGTTTGATAAGGGTTTCTTAGTTCTCATGTTCTCATATTTAATTAAGGTTCACCAGTCATAATAAGGCGCTTATCTCAGATATGCAAACTTAAATAATCAGACCAAAAAAAAGCCCCCAGCCATAATGTGACTAGGAGCTTTGTTGCTCTGGGGGTATGTAGAAATCCTTTTAGGGTGTGTAGAAATCCTTTATGGGATGCCTAAAAATCCTTAATGGATCGTGTCCCATACCTTATCATAAAACCACTCAGGGTTAGAATCTTGAACGTATTCAAGCTCATCCTCAGTTAGTTCTCTACCTTTATATGATGCACCCACTAAGAACGCATCACAAAAATCGGGGTAATCCCTCATGTCTATGCCGTCTATGTCTACATCATCTATAAGACTTAAATCAAACTTAATCATTGCTTTGACCTCTTATGCTTAAGAATGATAGCATTTCTTCTACCTCTTCAGATACATGATCCATATATTCATTCTCTTCTTGCTCTACTTGATCTAGGTAATCCTCTATTTTCATGGCTAGTCCGTCAGGGATTGATACTATGTATTGCTCTCCGTCAGACCACGTTACAGTCAAGTCATATCCATTTATAGTTCTCATTTTATTCCCTCCCATATCTCGTTAAAACATACCCAATCAATACCTTCGTTTTCATCATCCCCGAATCCCCATTCAGGAATCCCTATAAAATCGTGATACGCTCTCACTTCCCTTTCGAGGTCTTTTGAGTTCTTACATTTGTTAAGCACATAGCTAATATTATTTTTGCTATGTAACAGTTCCATTACTTTTGTTGTTTCTTGGTTCATTTTGGTTTCTCCAATAATAGTTCTAATATTAATGATTTGCTCTGTTGAGTATTACCACTTAAGGCTATGTGTAGCACATTGACTAGATGATCAATGTTCTCTTTCGTCATTTTTCTTACGTAGGTATCTACAATTCGTTTATCCATAATATTGCCTCTGTTAAATGTTTCTTTTTTGTTTGCTCATCTCTATTACTTAGTATTTCGCTTACTAAGTACTGTATCTCGTCAATGGGACAAGAGCATTCCGACAATATCCATTGAGCGTATTCTTCGCTCATTTTTTCTGTTATCTTTTCCATAGTTCTCAAAGTTTAATTAATGTTCTCTGAATACAATCTATACTTATCCACATTCAATGTCAAATGATTTCCCCTAAAATAATTTCATCAGTAGTATTATTATATTTAGTATTATTATACTTATGATTTTTCATAAGGGGGGCTTTCGATTTTTCATAAGGGGGGTTATGATTTTTCATAAGGGGGGTGATCTTCCTTATCTCCACATTTTGGTTGTTAATCTCGTAATGAACCTTAATGACCCCAGCCTTTTTTAGTGCCTTGATCCATACACTTATGGTGGGTTTATAAACTCCATACAAATCTGCAAAATATGCGTT